TGTTGCCCGGTAGCCGCCATCATCGGCACCGCTACCTTCTTCTTGGCGAGCTTGTCGGTGGTGGTCGGCGTGACGGCGTATGGGTTCTCTTTCTCGAGGGCCGCTGTGGCTTCGGCTTTTTGCTTCTCACTGCCGGTTGGGCCAAAGATCTTGCTGCCAAGCAGGCCTCCCAGTGTCGTCGAGTCGCCCAAGTCTACGCCGGCCGCCGTGAGTCCTCGAGCCAGTAGCGTGTTGTGCTTGGGCTCCATCATCTTCTTCAACTCAGCCAAGATACCCTCATTGCCGGAGGGCTGCTGCTGTGGCGGGGTCCAGCCTGGCGATGGGGTGGGGGCCACGCCCCGGTCACGCCGGCCTGGTGCGCCAGGTGTATCGGGCACTTGATTAGGTGTGCCCTGATGCGGGCCAATGCCCAGCCGTGCAGAGGCATGCCAGGGTTCGTAGCCGGGACCGCCCTTGCGGGCTACCTCCTGAGCCATGAACTCCATGGCCTGGATTGCACTGTTGGGATCGCCGGGGTCCATGCCCGTCATCTGGGTGAACTTTGGCGCGAGCCCTTTATCAAAGAGCTGAACGATCCCCTTGGAGTGACCGTCATCCCCTACTGCGGCTGGATTGAAGCTGCTCTCGCCGTTGATGACGGCCATGAACACTTCAGGGTCGAGGCCATACTTTCTCGCAATCTCTTGCGCAGCCGCTCTGAGTTCTTCGGGGGACAAGGCCATTGTCTATCTCACAGGATTGCCGGGATGACCTTGCCCAGCCAGATGAGCAGGATGATTCCGACGATGCCGGCAGCGATGATCCACACGACAGGGTGGATGGGAATGCCCATTGCCGGGATGACCTTCACCACGACAGCGATGACGATGCAGATGATCCCCAGTGCAATTAAGAATTGTATCCAGTCCATGTCAGCCCCCTTTACGTCGTCTGCGTTCGAACTCTTCAGCCTGCTGGCTCCTGATCGAGCCGAGTAAGCCGGTGGTGAGACCTGTCTTGGTGTTGGCTTTGTTGATCTTGGCGGCCTCGGCCAGAAACTTCTCTTGATCTTTCTTGCCCAAGCGAAGTACCGCCTCTAGCTCATCGAGCTTCTCGCCGGTCTTGAGGTCTGCCCAGTAACTGGCGCCATGGCCCAGGCCCAATGAGCCAAGAGCGGTGGCAATAGTCTCTGCACCATGGCCCTGGGCGTAGGGTGTCATGCTGCCAAGTGTTGCAAGAACCTGCAGTGTCTTGGCGGTAGTGCCTGTCAGGCCTTGGCCAACGTCACGTGCCAGGGAGTGACGGGCCGTTTTGCCGACTGCTTGTTTAGCCGCCTTCTTTTCCAGAGGCGTAAGGCTGCGGTCTTTTACTCTCAGGTAGCTGCGAGCCTTGGCCATTTCGCCAAGCTCCTCGCCGCTCTCGGAGAGATACCCAGGGCCGCGCGCTTCCTTAACGCCTTGGCTGAGAAGATTGGAACGGCCCAAGTCCTTGGCGCGAGCTACCTGCTCCTTGATGCCAGGATTATCGGTTGCTTCCAGCTTGTCGTAGTACTTGTCGATATTGTCCAGAATGATACGACCAAACTCCTTAGTTATAGGGGGGTATTTTGGGTTAGCAGCAACGTTCCCAGCTCTCCTGGCAAGACTGTCCAAGTTGTTGAAGGTGAGTTCATCCTTATCGAGCAATCGCCTTATCTTGGGAAACATCCCCGGCTCATCGACATGCTCGATACCGGCATTTTCTGCTTCTCGGACGATGTCGCTAGCCGTTTCAGCAAAGGCCTTCCGGTCGAGACCTCGGTTACCTTCGGCTACGGCATAGGCGGCATCCTTCTCCAGACGCAGGGCTTCTGGTGTTGGGGCTGCCTTGACTGCTGGCTTAACGGGGTCCGCTCCTTTGAACTTGGCGCCACCAGCCACACCCAGGAGGCCTCCTAGAAGTGAGGCCCATGGGGCTGCTTCCGGCGACACGGCACCGGCAATATCCTCAAAGCTCTTGGAGCCGACACCCCCGGCCAGGGCAGCCGCTGCCTCGCGGCCCAGCTTGAGCTTGCCTCCCGGTGTCGGCGTGAAGAACTCGCCGGCCCGCTCCGCGTAGGCGGGAACACCCTCATAGGTCTTGAACTTCTCGCCGGTCAGATCCTCAAAGCCCCCCAACACGTCGGTGCTGGTGGGGGCTTGCGGCAAGAGTTTCATCAAGTTGCCAAGATCCGTTTCACGCTTAGGCGCTTGCAGCAACTGTTGAACGTCACCTGGCAACCCCGGTAGCGACACGACACCCTTGACGACGCCTTGGGCCAGGGCCTGATCGATGTTCTTGAACCACTGGCCCCAGCCCTCATTGCTCTCGGGCTTTGCCGGCTGTGCTGTTGTCAGTGCAGCGACGGCTTCATCGGTGGTCTTCTTCTTACCACTGCCTCCGCCAGTCAGCTTGGCAATTGCCTCTTCGGTGGTGGTCATTGCTTCTTGCTCACCTGATCGGTCGGGAACCATTCCTCTGGCCCGGCTGCTGCCCAGGCTTCCGGCGAAACGTTGGCTGCCTTGGCCCAATCCGGCATGGGCGGAATGACCTTCTCGCCTGGTTCAACGAGACCCACTTCCATGGCCTTGTTGAGATCCTCGAATCCCTCCTTGGTGATCTGGTCGATGTTGCGGCCCTCGCCCATGGCCCGCAGTACCTTCTCTCTCTGCAGGCGCTTGAAGGCGATGGTCTTGGGCTTACCCTTGTCGCCGAACTGCGGGACAAAGATCTGCATATTCGATTCCATTTCGATTGGTGTGATCTGTGCGCCTGACTTGTAGCGCACCACGGCTTCGACAAAAGCCAGTGCCGATTTGGTACCCATGCTGAACTCATCAGTGGACAAGGCCGTGGCTATGTTGTCCGGGAGTATGGCCTTCATGGTGTTCTGGATGCCAGGGTCCATCAGTTCTTCGGCAACTGCCGGATCGTTGAGATTCGGCAGGGCTGTCACCGCCTGGTTGTAATAGACATTGGCTTTGCCCTCGCCTTCTGTCGGGCTCTTCTTGGACTTGCCGCCCTGCGAGATGCTGGTCACCTTCCCATCAGCGCCGAAATTGACTTCAAGCCCCGTACTCGGCGGCTGCATGATGTCCTTGAGGGCTGACGTGTATTGCTCCTCACCGGTCCGGGCCGCCTGCCGCAGGTACTGCCCGGCCTGTGCCACCTGATTAGGAGGAATGACAGTCGGGTCGTTCGGGTTGATGCCGGCCTGCATCAGTTCAGGCTGGCCCGGCTGCTGCAAATTGATTCCCGGCAGCGCCTGGTTGTCCCGCATCACCTGGTTGGTGCGTGTGTCGAAGCCTGCAACCCGTGCCTGCCTCTCCGTGCGGGCTCTTATGTTGTCAAAGTATTTCTGGCGGCCAGTCTCGTTTTCGCTCATCAAAGACTGCTTGTAGGCGGTGACCTCTGAGAGGCTGATCTCCGGGTCCTGATGCTTTAGCCGTTGCTGAAGCAGCTCCTGCCCGGCTGGGCCCGGCGGCAGTCCCACATAATACTCATGCGGTATGTTGTCGGTGGCCGGTGTGGCTGGCGGCTCGCCGCCTTGCGGTGTCGTGACCGCACCAGCCTGAGGTGCTGTGACAGCACTGTCTGTACCGCCTATGACAGCAGGTGTGATGCCTCCTACGGGGGCTACCGTGCCACCACCTGCTCCCGGTGTCGGAGGCGTGGAGACTGTGCTGCCGAGCCCGGCCCCCTCCAGAATGAGCCGCATTTGCTTGTCTTTGGCTGCCTGTTTCTGGGCCTCGAGCGTCTGCTCGTTGGTGCCTCGCAGTTCATATTCCTTATTGAGCTTGGCCATGTCGGACTTGCTGGTCCACTCATCCTCGAGTTGCTTGCCGAGCATCGCCATGCCGAACTTGGTGTTGGCGCGCATCATCATCGCCATCTCGGGGTTCGACGGCTCGAGCTTGTCGGCCATCCGGTTGACCATCGCCTTGTTGCGTTGGTCTTCGCGCCGTGCTGCCGAGCGCTCATTGGCAGCGGCGGTTGCTTCCGCAATGCCGGCACCGCCCCGGCCTGAGCCGGCATTCATCAGAAGCTGGGCGATGATCCCCATGCGATCGCTGATGTCGGCACCCACATCATTAGATCCGCCGCCCAAGAAGCCGAGAAGGCCTCTCGGCTCCTCAGGCGCGTAGTCCGTCGCGCTGGCCGGCTGTGGTGTTCCCCAAATGGCTCTTGGCATCTGTTGCCCCCTATCAAATGCCCATGCCGGCAATCTGGCCGAGAATGCCAACACCAGTGCCGATCTGGGTCATGGCGCCAGGGTCCTGCTGCGTGTTGGTCTTGGTGGTGCCGAAGTTGCCGAGCCCAGACGAGATGCCCATCATCGCCTGCAGGTATTCCTGGGGTATCCCTAAGAGCCTTGCGTAGTTGGCGTTGGCGGCATCGATCGCCTGCTGCTGTTGCTGCTGCTGGGCCTGGGCGGCCGCTACCTGCGAGGCGTTCGCTGCGTTGGCCATCTGGAAACCTGACGAGGAGAGATCCCCCATGCCGCCTGCCCCGGCTGTCGCCAACTGGCCGCCGAGCTGGGCCTGGCCTAGCCCGTACTGACTGACACCCTGTGCGGTCTGCTGCTTGGCGCCGATGTCGAACTGCCCCATCGACTGGGCATTGAGGAAGTTCTTCGAATAGAGATCCGCCAGCATCTTCGACTTGGTGTCGGCAAAGTCGCCACCAAGCTTGCCCTTCTGGAGATACATCCGGTCTCCGCCGAAGGCATTCTGCCTTGCGAACTGGTCGTCTACGCCCGCCTGCTGCACACCCTCCTGCTGGTTCAGTTCATTCATCGACGTGTCGATGACGTTCTGGGTGTAGGGGTTCATGTATGGGGAGAGATCCATACCAGCGAGCTGGCCGCCCGGCCCCGCCAGCTGACTCCACAGGTCTCCGGCCTGACCCATAGCCGGCTGTGAACCGGTGAGAAGCCGGTTCCCGGCATTGGCGACATTGCCGAACTGGTCGAGCGCGCCTGTATAGGCCCCCTGCACTTGCTGCGGCAGGGTCTGTGGCCCTGCCGGGGCGGGTGGCGTGGTCGACGGGACCGGATCAACGGCAGGCAGGGTTGTTGCCTGCGCTGTCGGCTGACTGGCATTCGCAGAACTAAACTGCGTCATCGTGCCGTTAGGTTTCACTGACTGCTGTCTACCGCCGCCCGGTGTTGGTGCGCCCATCACTTACCCCCTAAAGATCGTTTCTGGTCGGGCCGGTCGAGCCCCACTGACCAGGATTGCCGCCCCGCCCCGCAAAGCCGCCGCTACCCTTGCCGCCCTGGCCCTGACCGCCGCCATACTTGCGGCCAGCCACCAGCACGTATTTGCCCTGGGCGTTCTTGCGGTAGGTCCTGCCGCCAATAGTGACGGTGGTGCTGGGGGTTCTGGTGGTCCCAGTGCCCGTGCCAGTTCCGGTGCCTGTACCCGTGCCGGTTCCGGTGCCTGTACCCGTCCCAGTGCCGGTGCCGGGCATGGCAGTGACCGGGATGCCGCCCGCGCCAATGGTCCCGACACCGCCCTGAGCAGCGCTGCCCTGATGCAGGAGAGGCTTCTGCTGCACATACGGGTCGTAGACAGCCGGCGAGTAGGCGCCGCCCTGGGTGATGGCTCCGGGCCCGGTCCACTGGCTGAGGATATTCTGGATCTCTGGGCTCATGCCGGCGATGCGATCATTCATGATCTGCCCGGCGTCGATCACCGAGCCGAACTGGCCTTGTGAGATGGGGGCCATGCCCTCTGACAGGTTGACAGGTGCCGTCCCCATCCAGTCGGACCAGGTGTTGGCGGTATTCTGCAGTGACTGACGGTAGGCAGGAGATGAGGCAATCTGGGCATAGTACGGGAGATTCTTGGCAACGCCGGCAGCGCCTGACGCCGTGTTGAAAGCCTCGCGTGTCGCGGCGATCTGCGCAGGAGATGGTAAGGCCTTCTCTGTGGTGTTGGCCTCGTCGCCGCCCGATCCGCCGCCCCCGCCGCCGCCCCCAAGTATCGATCCCATCACACTATCTCCAGTTCCAACGTGACATGTTTGATCTGCCAGCCCCAAGCGGGGAGAACACGTTCCCAGCCTGGGCGCCCTGCCATAGTAAGACGTCGCGCGCCGATTGCTTTGAAGAAGGGGTTCAGTATGTCCTGCAGCGCTCTCAAGCCTTTGAGAGACCCACCCGCTGCAAGGATGTGACAGACCCTGCCCTTGGTGTAGTCCTGTACGTCGATAACTGCAAACGCATTGCCGGTATCAAAATAGGGGAACCGCGCATCGAGGACACCCTTCTCGATGTCTGCATAGGTCATCAGGTCAGCATCACGGATGGCCCGCTCAATCCACGGACGCCACTTGCGCAGAGACTGCAGACTGTTCTCTCTTTGTTGTTCGGTGATGGTGGCGGGGGCGTTCATCTACATGTCCAGCATGCGCCGGGCGCCGCGGCGCTTGACCCAATCCAGCAGGCTCTTGCCTTGGCCGTACAGGCCACCACCCGGATCGTAATTGCTGATATTCGGGAAGGCGTTGTCCCTGTCCCGCTGTGGCGTGTAGTTGCCACCACGGTTGCCCTTGGCGGCGCTGGTGGGTGATGGGTACTTGCGCGGTGCGGTGATGACTGATGCCGGCGAGAACCCGCCTGTATCGCGGTCTTGCTTGGATGCAGTGTTGACAATGTCGCCATCATCACGGTTTCGCTTCAGCGACGACGTGACAATCTGATCGTCAAACGGGCCTAGGTCTCGCTTACGCGACAGGTCACCCACCCGGACCTCGGCCTGTGCAGCCCCCATGCGCAGGCCGGGTATTGCCTGGCCCAGCTTCTTTGCCGGGGGCAATATGGATTTCTTCTTCTTGACCACCACGGTGGGCTTGGACCTGGGCTTGACCACAGCGGCTAGCACCTCAGGACTGTCGGCATAGCCGGTCACTTCCTTGGGCTTGGCTGCCCGGCGCCGCTCGTCATAGTGGCCTTCGCCACCGCCACCCTTAGCCATTGTCTCTCTCCTTCATAACTTCACCATCACGACACCCGTGGCCGTCCGGTAGAACTTGCCGGCCGCAAGGCCGGCAGCTCCTGCTGCCGTGTCGTCGGCATACTCAGGCAGGTTACGGAAAGCCTCGCTGAAGGCCGATGCCATGGTGGTGGCGTGGTCGATGTTGCGGCGCGACCATTCGCGGAAGTTCTGCTGCTCACGGCGCTCATACTTCTCAGGCGCAACCGGTACGACAGTACTCATCGCATGCCTCCCGGCTTCATCCTGAGCCTCACCTTGCCAAGCTTCCACACCACGTCCTTGGTCTGGGTGACCCGCACGATGGCCTGACGAGCCCGCATCCTGACAGTCGTGTAGCCCTTGGGGTTGGCGAGGTTGATCGGCCCGACGATTCGTTCAGGAGCACCTGGCGCCTGCTGCAGCTTGAAGGTGAGCGAGAAGGACGATGGATCCCCGACACTGGCCCCCGGACCCTCGAGCCCGGCATCCTGGTAGATGCGATCGACCCACATGACGCGACCACCCTCGGGGTCCTGCTCCGTGGAGATGTCCAGCGCCCCGGTTTCAGCGAAAATTTCATGGTTGCGGCTGATGCCATCGGCCAATGAGCCGTATTCCTGCTCGTAGAGGATGGTGTTGTCGCAGGCGATGGGCGTCGACTGCCACACCGGGCTGTGCCAGGCGGTGCGCGGCATCTCGCCTTGGGTCCAATAGGGCTCCTGCGAATAAGACATCGCCACATAGCGGTCCGGTGCAGTCGAATCCTGGTGCGGGTAGAAGAACCACAATTCCTGGGCGAACTCGTTCAAGCCCATATGAACGGTGTGAGCCATCTCCAGGTTGGAGTTGTAGAACAATTCAGTGTGCAATGTGCACGGCACCTTGGTGATGGCGCCGCCCGAGAACGAGAACAGGTTGGCATGATCCATCCAGATGGCATCGCCCTGTACCGACGCGATGCTGTTGAGGCCGATGACGCCGCCTTCATCGGAGATCTTGCGACGAGAATAGACCGCAGGCTGCCCGACATACTCGATCAGGTGCACGTCGGTGTCGGTGAGGACCAGGATGCCGGACTGGACCTTGGCCGCGGCGACAATGGCGCCCTGCGACTGGAGATCGAAGCCGCCGGCAGAGTTGTCTTCCGCAGCTATCCAGGTGCCAATCTCACGCCTCGAACACCACTGCACACGCCGGGGGTTGTTCTTGCCCCCCATGATCATGACGTGTTCTTCCTCGGTAGCAATCACCAGTGTGTTGTCGGGGAACTCCGCAAAGGCATCCGGCTGAACAACGGCAGGCGTGGCGGGCGTCGTCGGGTCCCAGGTGACCAGCCGCCCGTCCTGGGAATGCACCCCGACCAGGAGCTTGCCGAAGTTGTCCAGCGACCACAGCGCTGTCGAGTCAGGAACGACTGATGTACCTTTGGCATCAACACCAAAAGGCCCCGAACCAAAAGCGCCACGCCCGAAGCCAACTACAGGCGGCGCATCCCACAACAAACCAGCAGGTGTGATGTCATACTGCGTGAAGACACCGTCAATGTAAGACGTGCCAATTAGTTTGTCTTCGGAGCCTGCCGCCAGCCAGGGGGCTTTGAGATTATCCCGCCAGGAGAACAACTTCCTGACCGGCGTTGTGCTGATTGGGCTGAAGTCGAGCAGCCTGCGCCAGCCACCGACCGGCAGCATGACATTGTTGACCCACCTGACCTGGTTGGCCGAGTACCACTTCTTGCCGACAGCATACTGGGTGCCGTCCTGGAAGATGCCAGGCGGCAGTTCAAGGATTGAGACGTTCTGTCCACTCATGGCGTTGGCGGTTCCACATCCCCGAACAAGACGTATTCAGAGGCAGTGACGAACCAGATCGTCGCCTGGGCATACCGGCCTTTGAGGCGGTCAGACCCACTTGGATACGACCTTCGTGTAGCCGTGCCGTCAAACACTACCAACCCGGCGCCAAGGCTGATTACCTCGACACGCGCATCGGCTGCGAACACCCCGGAGTTGATCCTGCAAAAAGCCGTCGAACCATTATTGAAAGTCACCATCCGCCCAGCATCGGTGGCGAGCAGGGCATAGGTGGCAGTCTGCGGGTTCTCAGGCGTAGAGCCTGCCGTGACCCCGCTACCTCCGCCGCCGCCCCCACCCGTTGTTCCAAGTATCGTGTTGACCTGCGCGGCTGTCAGGTTGACAGGCGTACCGCCCAGGATCGAACCCTTGATGGTATTGGCCGGCATCACTGCCGCCGCCGCTGTCAGGGCTGCTGCCGCCGCATCGGCATTGGCCTTCATGCGCGTGTCTATAATGTCCATGCCAGTATGGTAGTCGTCGCCCCAGGCATCCGTCTCGGTCCCTACCGCTGGCTTGGGAATCGAGTAGTTGGTTGTATAGGAGAAGCTCATTTACTGTCATCCTTGTCCGGGAGCTTGGGCGGGGGCAGAGATGGCGCGCTCATGCGACCACCCGCAAAAGCAATAGCCGCCGTAAAAGCCATAGTTATTATTTCCTTTGCGAACTCTTTTAAGTCTCCACATACCGGCATTGCATGGCCGGTTACAGAAAGATACGTGCACGTACCCATGCCGAGCAGCATCATGAGCATCATCGTCGCGATGATCATCGCTACGAGATAGAAGGCTCCTTTCGCGCTGTCGAACTGTGCCACTCACACCCACACCTTCACCGACCTTGCTGTGCCCTGTAATACTTCGCCGTCCATCGTCTCGATCATGTACTCAAAGCTGGGAACCCACTGCTCTACCGGAGGCGGATGCTCGCCTTCTTCCGGCGTGACACCGCTCTCTGGTACTTCTTCCACTATGGTGTCAGGCGTCTCGTAATGTGCCTTCTCACTCTCGCGCCTGTTGATCAGGCCCTGCATTACTTGTCCGTTGGCTTTATTCCAAAGAAGAAAGCTTTCAGCCGCTTGGGGATAGTTTTGATCATTGTGGTATTTATCGACAGACGAACCGTCGAAGTTTCCGGGTCCAATATTGTAACAGAGACTGACCATGGCGTTGAATTGATGCTGGGATGTCGGACCTGGACAACACCTATTAACGGTATCTTCATATTGGACAACATCCCGCCGGAATATTTCATGAGCTTCCTCATCAGTTATATACTGACCAAGATATACTTCGGGAGGCCCTGCTACCGACGTGTGGCCGATTCCTATCGTGTAAGGTTCTCCACCAGTAGCTGGATCAGGGTATGCATCATTCTCCAGTCCCTCCCACTGCTCGATAAGATCTATGCCAGCCTGATCGATCTTCATGAGACCACAAGCTTCCCGTTGTAGAAGTTCTTCAGCGACAGATAGACCTGATCAATCTCACTATCGGTAAGCGTGCGATTAAAGATCGCCGTATAGGCCATGTTTGTAATGCCTGACCCGGCACCAGAGGTTGTTGTCCCTATGACTATATTGCCGCCTCCGCGAGACGCGCCACCATTAGCAGCAGCCTCGTTCATCGAGCGCACACCGTCCGTCCATGTATAGGCCCGATGCTTTGCCGAAAGCGGACAAGTTCCGATGACTACTGAGTAATTGCCATGCGTCGGATTTAGAAAACTGGCCTGATTGACGGAACCAGTATTGGCATTTGACAGCATGACGCTGGCTGGAAGATTGAAGAAGCCGGTTATAGGCGGCGTTATCGACATGGACCAGTTTGCGTTGTTGGTAACAACCTGTGCAACATGGATAATGGTGACTTCCGGCGTTGTGTAGCTGTAGCCAAGATTAAAACCGTGGCTGGCAGTGATGGACTGTATTCGTGCATGATAGGGGCCATAAGTCGGAACCCCAACCACCGTTGCCGACAATGCTGGATTGGCGAGGTTCTTGATACTCTGGGTGTTGTTGTTTCCAAAGACATACTCACCAATCAGCCCATCGGTAAACGGCAGGCGCAGGTTGAATGACACCTTGGTGAAGATGGCATCGCGTATTCTTAAGGTCGTACCAGCCATATCTATCCCCTATGTCAAAATCTCTTCGAAGATCACGCACCAGTTGTGCATTGGCTTATTGAGACCGGCCCCAGCAAAGACAATTGTGTCGCCCTGGCTGTCGCGCAGGTTGCCGCCCGCCGTGAAAGCATAACGCAGCTTCGCTCCCGCAGCCGGGGCTGTAACAGCAATGACCCGCAGCATGTCGCGACCCGTAACGGTAGCACTGACAATGCCGATATTAACATTGGCGGCATCAACCAAGGTAAGTCCGGCATTGGCCCTTGGCGTAAATGTCACGTTATCAATGACCAGATTGCCCACCGGAACATTGAAGCGAACCGACAACACGACACCTTGTCGGTCCACATGCAGTGGTCGCAACGGCTCAAACTTAACACCATCAATAATGGTGCGTTTGTAGGCTAGGCCATGATACGCCCCGAGCCACTTTGAACCCTGGCTGGTATGATGCGCACCAGAGCTGGAGGGAATCGGATAGGCCGGGCCAACCATTACGAAGTTGGTGTTCTCTTTGCAGACCTTGAGCTGTGTCAATGCCAGATATGGATCATTGGCATGGCCGAACATGGCATGATCATCCAACTGATCAATAAAGCAGGTCGCGTCCTCAGGCTGACCCGTCACGCTCTTGGCATAGGTGTCAAGATCAGAGCGCAGCGCAATCAGCTTGGCCTCGTAAGTCGCCGCCAGTGTGCTGACATTGTAATCTTGCTCACCCTGGGACCATGTAAAACCACGCCATTTGTATGATTTCCCCAAGCCCTGGGCGCGCGCATAACCAGCATCGATAGCAGCCTTAACATTGTTGAAGGGTGTCGAACCCGTATCCAGATTGTCAATAGCGGTGCCATCAAGGCCATGCTCACTGGCCAGCATCTGATAACTATGGTCGCCATAGGCGATCAGGTTCTCGACACCGATACGCTCCTTGATGCAAGCGGTCATGCCTGCCATCTGAGTCTCGCCATGCGGTACAGACCCCGCATGTTCAACCAGGGGAACCAGGCTCACATAGATGCCCGGCGCCGCCCCGCCATCGGCAGGCCGCACACCGCCGACAAACATCAAATTATCGTAGTCCTGCGCCACAGAAAGCACCGGCAAGCTGTCGTAGCCTGTCGAGCGAGACTGCCCGTAACCCACGATATGGTTGATGTCAGCCGTGAAACTGCCGACCGGAACCTCGGCACTGCCTTCGCCGCCGCCGAGATAGGCGTCCATAGCGATGCCGTTAATACTGTCCAACTGATCGATAGCCTTCAGGACCAGAGTGCCGTCATCCTTCAGCGCTAATGCAACATTGCCCAGGCCATCAGCGATACCCCAGGCATAGCCCCCCACCATTTCATCGGAGTTGAAGGAGTTGGGGGTGCCGTAACTGACCATTGTCGCCAGCGACGACACCTCGAATGTGTGAAAGACGGACGTGCCGTCTGGCCGGATCACCATCGAATAAGAGCCCTGCTCATCGCAGATGCCACCGACATAATTGATCGGGGCAGCGTCCGGGACGACGCGTAGGATGTCATCAATCGCCGCTGCACTTGGTGAACGCTTGATCTCGGTCGCAACACCAGCCACATCGCGATAAAGGATCAGGCTCTCGTCAGCGTCGCCTGACGGCACATAGAAGTAGCCACCATCGGCTGTCGCCGCCAGCCCGGCTGTCGTGTCAGGATAAATCTGGCCTGCGGCAGCCGCTGTTGCGGCCCAGTCTTCAGCCTCATCCGCAGACACGGCAGCCGCAGCAGCAGCAGCTTCAGCCGCTGCCTGGGCGGCCAGGATCTCGTCCATGTCAGGCGACGGCTCGCCTTGCGGGCCTTGCAGACCGGGGATCTGGACCTCGACAACCTGGATGTCAGTCATGGCTCACGCCCCCCTTGCCGACCAGATCGCCCCACAGGATCGTCTGCTGGGTAGCCGCATTAAAGACCTCCAGCTCATATTTCATGTTCGCATCAACCGGGATCAGCCGCGTCTCGGCTGGCACCAACACCAGCCCAATCGTGCCGTTGATCGGGGTGGTCAGAGTCAGCGAGCCATCCTCGGTGGTCTTCTCCAGGGAGACATCGCCGTAGGTCCCGCGCCAGCGCGCCTGATAACCACTGAGATCAGAGACTGCGCCATCGGCATTCCGGCACTGGTACTGGCGCTGGAAGGTGTTGCCGCGCACTGCAGCATCCCGGTAGTAGGCTGGGCCACCTGACAAGCTGCCTATCATGACACAGTGATCCCGTTGCTGGAGGTTGATGCTTCGCCTGCGCTGTTCTTGGCGGTTTCCACACAAGTCAGGGTGTGACCGACATCGGCAAGCCTGACCGTGTGGTTAGGGGTGATCGCCTGGTTGATCGGCCCGGCATCACGCATCCACTGGTAGGTGACTATATCTGGATTGCCAGACCAGATGCCAGGGGCGCAAGTCAGCAGATCGCCGGGGCTCGCCAATACATCGCTAATGAAGGGTGGGCTGATGTTGACCGGCACTAAGTCAGGAACATTCTCGGCAAAATAGTCCATGCCACCCATCCAGGCGCGCTGCGGCGAGGTGACAGTCTCGGGGTCCACCCACTCGACGCCGGTCTCTGACAAGGGCTTGTAGCGCTTGGAGCGAATGAACTCGCGCTCTACATCGTCTCCCAGAACCCGAAGATTAACGTGGAAGCGAGTATCAGAACCAACAGCACCGATATGATCAGCGTGAAACCCCTCATTGTAGACCAACAGGGGCAGGTCCTCTTCATCGGTAACAACATGACCTATCCCTTGCGCGATGGCAATTTCGCGCCATGTGGCTTCATCGATGGCTGCATACATGAAGTCCTTCATGACACCATCGTCCGCAACTCGGCGTTGGTCTTTCTTACCGGCAGATACATGGCCTCAAACAACCAACCACTCAACACACTAGCAGTAGGAACTGTCTTGGCACCAAAAGTAAGCCTATCGACTGCAGGAACCGTACATACGGTGTCGGAAGCCTTGTCAGGGTCACCACTGACGGCAGCACAAGTATCATTTAGTTTGATCCCACCAGCAATCTTGAAGGCCACCAAATTCGCCCACGTATTTGTTCCCGTGATATTGGCTACAAGACCAGTGTCATATTGAATAAGTTCAACTCTCTTACTAACCGAACCCTTGTATAGCTGAACTATCTTGGTGGCTCCGGCACTATCATCCACAGACAAAGCAACCATATTGCCTGAAGGAACGTCATACGCAGTTGCCACTTTGGCATAGAGCGTAAATTCAGCCGCATTATGCGGGAACTGAGAAGTGGTCAGCTTAGGCACATCCGCAGCACGTGTAGTGGATACGGCAGAAGTAGTCAGGACCGGGCTGGACGCCCCTAACCCATTCTCATTCTGCATACACCACACAGCAATGCTATCACCTGAAACAGCAAGACGAAGACCGACTGTTGGATTAGCCAATGTCTGGCCCGGTATCTCAACCCGCGTCCACCCTGCTGTAACAGCGACATCAGTCCAAGTGACATTATCCATCGTCATCGCAACGGCCCCGGAGCCGACGAGACGCTTGACGAACACCGACTGCCAACGGGCAGACGATGCTATCGTTGTGGTTTGTAGAATTATTCCATTGACACCCGTGGCAGTAATCTTGGTTGCTGAATTAGCAACACCATCTGGCCCGGTCTGATCTTTTACCGCCGTGAGGTTGGTTGGTGTCCAGACAACATTGGTCAGATCATGCGACCAACGAACAACTGATACCCTGGCATCTTCCGTAAGATAGCCGCACAGCCCACCCAGTCGGGGATCGTAATCAAGACGATGGGTGTTGATCGCGGAAGTCTGTAAAACACCGGCACTGTCATAATAGTAAGCCGTAGAGGCCCTGGTTGTAGTAATCTTGGCTTCTGGCACGCCACTATAGTTATTGGCAGGTGTCACCGTGTCGCGGATTTCCAGCTTGTTGGTCGCAGCCAACAACAGGACCCCATCACTGACCAAGACAGCAGACCCTCCGCCAGTACGAGTGGCCGCAGCCCTGATCGAAAGCCCAAGGGCGAGAGCAACCATCAGTCACGCAGTCCGATCAACAGGGTTGCGGTTGATGCCACCAAGCAACGTACACTCTGGCACAGCACATAACCGCCAGCAGGCACGGTAAATGTCGCCGTGGTTCCCGGCGCTCCAGCCGGCTCGATCACCACAGTACCGGCACCACCGACAAAGATGGCTCCGTAATTGAACCTTGTCGTGTCGGACGGCGTTATCGCCACCGCCACTGACGCTAGACCTGCATTGATAGCCATCAAATCCCCCTATGTATTAAACGGTCCGTAGGTGGTCCACATTTCCAGCATGAAGCCATTGCCGACGCCGCCCGATTGCCGGATGTCGTGGTAATACGGATTAGCGTCATTGCCGATGTTTGCATCATTAGGCGAGAAGGCGAGGAGCCGGTCGTGATGGAACCAGTCACAGAAATCGATCCACGCCTTGTCGCCACCCCACTCGTCATCCATGCGGGCAAGCCCCGACCACAGTCGCGCCCCGACATGACCCTGCGCCGACAGAATCAGGTAAGAGCCGCCCTGGGCGTAATAAGGATGATCGGCATCAACCGCCTGGTAGCGGACGCCCCCTTCGGCATAACCTGGATCTGAGCCTATGCCGGAACAGGCAACGTATTTGCCGGTGGGATCGCGCGTCGAATTATTGGCACCAAAGAATGCCGGGTCATTGTGGTCGCCAAACATCGGGAACCCACGCTCCCAATTGGCAATGTCCGGGTAACCGTCATAGGGTTCTTGCGAATAGTAATACTGAAATGAGGGCGGGTATTTCTCGTTGGCGTTGTTGACCTGGGCCTCGGTCAGAAAGGCACCGTCCTCGAGCAGCCAGCCGGCGAACATGATCGGCAACTGGCGAGCCGCGCCATAGCCAGCGCCGAAAGCTTCGCTCCAGCCTTCCATCTTGGCGACGCCACGCTGCTGGATGCCGAACTGGACGAGGCGCAGCGCCATTTCCTCGGTCAGCGCTAAGTCGGTCATGCAATAGACGGCGAGACGGTTGGTGTAACCCGCCATGCCAGATGGATACCAATTCTGGACATCCGACTGCTGCACACCCGACAAGGCGTGATTATCGCCGCCCTGAAACACCAGCCACTTGTGACAACCCGCATGCATGGTGTCATCGAGCTTGATGCCGCCATTGGGCCCCTCTCCAATGGTCACGTCGTTGAAGGTCGTCGCATAGCGTGGCAGCAGATCGAGATTGACATCCGCCACAGTGAAAATCGGCTTCTCAGTGCCACACACCGCCGGGATGAAAGTCTCAGGGTTCGCCGGCAAATCATCGACCACCGTGAAGATCTGGTATTCGGAGATTCCCAATGGGTTACCGCCACCACCCTCTGCCAGGAGGAACGCTAGATCCTCGTCAGGGTGGCGGGAGATAGAGCACAGCAGACTGTCGCCAGGGCTCAGCACGGTCCCAATCTCGTAGTCGTCATCCGTGTTGTAGCTGGTGAAGCGTCCATCCATGGATTGCTGCAGATAGTGACTGGGATTGACCATGGCCCCGTGACGACGCAACGCATCTTCCCCGGTTGGGGGAGGGTCGATGGCTGCGACCGTCACAGGACCCTTGATGAAATGATTGCCTTGGAAGTTCTCCAGGACCTCAGTCGGGTCCTTGAAGGTCAAGGTGACATTACCCTGCTTGATGGAAGTCACGCCCTCGTCGCAAGGCTTGCCCGGCTTGTCGACCTTCTTGGTGGCTGAGACCGTTACGAAGACCATCACGAGAACCCGCTAATCTTCCGCAACAGCGGCGTTGAACCCATCTTGATCTTGGTGACGTTGGCATTGGCGGTCATCACCCCCATCGTATATTTGTTCTCCCACACCGCGATGCGCTCATCCTCGACCATGTAGGGCGCGGCCTCCAGCGAGGCCGCGTAAAGCAACAGATCAGGATGATGGAGGGTGAAGGTATTGGAATTGACGGTCTCGCTTAAAACCGGGACCTTCTCGTAGTAGTGAATGTCGACAACCGCATCGGTGCCCGGCCACGGCCAGATATAAAGCTTGTTGGCGTCAATGTTGTACATCTCGGGGATGTAGTCGGAGAGAACATAGTTCTGCTCCTTGGTGACATACTCATTGAGAGCTGCGACATCGAGCGGACCAACACCCTGCACCGACACCAGGCGGATCTTGCCAAAGTCGGGAATCACTGCTGTCAGATCGATGGGCTGCTCATGATCCGGCTCAAGGATGGTGTGATGGAAGAGCTTTTCCATCGGGTAGCTCATCAAGTCCGTGTTGAGACGGACATGTGCCAAGTCTAGGAAGTTGCCGATCTGGGCGTCGCTGTACTCATCAGCGCCGATCCAGTTTCGGACATACGCCGTCCATCCAGACGTGGTGGTCGGAAAAGCCATTTCTCATTCCCATCAACACTAGAATGGCCCTGCCAATTGGCGTCGCGCCGGTAGAACTATTTTGCGGGGTGCTTCGGTCCCTGTTTATAGGTGGACGGCTTAGAGGCAACCGCCGGAAACGGCTTCTTGCCGCTCTTTGGTTTCTTGCTCATTTGAACATGTCCTTCTTACGAGCAGTGGGATTTATGCTTGTTCGAGGATAAGTAATGCGTTCACGAATATGAGTTCCCGCCTCCTGCCATCTGGGGGACTGCTTCTTTTCGACCCCTTTAGAGTACAGATTGGTAATTCCCTGCTTGGTTATGTTGTCTCGGCTACCTTTTGGCATCACAACCTCTCTACGGTTCTGAACTTATAATGCTCTTGCAGAATGCTGCGGATAAGCCACTGAGCCTCTGGGCTACCGTCAAAAGCATTGATCCCTGTTTCATTCATACGTTTCTCAAGAAAGATCAACGGTATCGAGCCGATACGACGAGTCGACCGGGTGGCACTATAGCCGTTATTGCCGGACGTTCGGTCGGCATGATTCTCAGCGAGAAGGGGCTCCACGTCCTGCTCATGGTGGATGATCAGCCCCCGCTCGTGATCCCACACCGCGCGGGAGGCGCGCGGTGCGAGGATGTCGTCACTTCTTAGGCTGTGGCGCATCGTAGGATTTGGCCGCAGTCGGATTCACATTCCGGGTCTTGGCCGCCTTCTCTGCTGCCGCATCCGCCTGCCTTTCCTTCAAAGCCTCTTCCCAGGGCTTCTCCGGGGTCTGGTCAGGCTTGTCGACCAGTTTGGCATCGCCATTAGTGACCAGATGCTTGGCCCAGGCCGGGTCTTCCGACCCGTCCAGGATAAAGCCCTTGCCGAGATGCACACCGCGATAGCCAAAATCGCGGGTCAACTCGATGTAGAGCCCGCCGCTGTCTTTCTTCACGTCTGCCATGTCAGCTCCTTACGAACCGGTTGAAGTCAGGTTCATGACACCCGAATGGGCCTTCTCGTTACCGACCTCGAGACAATATTCAGACTGGATGAGGATCGACTCAGCGTGACCAGTACGCGCCAACGGCACCTGCCGGGTCTCCATAAGCGTGGCCAAAGCCACATATTCAGGGTCGACCAGGTAGATCGAGTTGGCATGCATGAAGCGGTCGGGAACGATCTGCACCTGCCCGAAGTCCGATTCATAGACATCGATGGCCGCAACCAGCTTCTTGTCGTCAGCGCTCTTGTAGCGAGTGGCGTTGGCGACAAATGTCGTGCTGATCTTCCGCTTATGAGCGGCAGTCACGTAGGCGTATTTCGGGTTACCACCGGAGTTCCAGGCGTTCATCATCGCCAAATTGAAATTGGCTTCGGTGAGCGCTTCCGCCGTGCCTGCCGTAGCCGCCGTGGTGATATAGCCATCGCCATTACGTGGTGAGTTGGACAGAATCGGAGCAACTGGCGAGCCCGCCGCCGCGCGCACCGGATTAGTGATCAGGAAAGCGCCAAAGCCTGCCGACACGCGCGCCGTCGAAGCTGAGCCCGCATTTGCCGCGACATTGTCCAACAGCATGGTCTCCTTGTCACGCTTCAGCTCTTTCAGCTTGTAGCTGACCTGCTTGGCCATGCTCTCGGTGCCGGCCGCTTCATCATGCTTCGGCGTCGAATCGGAGATCAGCAATACCTTGTCGGAGATCTGGCAGAAATTCTGCCTGCGGAACGGCGTGACACCAGCATTAACAGCGGGAGCGGCTTCGCCTTCGATCACCCGGTTGGTTTCAACTGCGCCCAGTTCGGTGAGCGGCCATTCGTGTAATTTATTCTTCGCCTTGACCTTCTTGAGCGAGGTCAAGAACGGCGTCTCGGTCGGTGAGATCATGTTCTCAGCGGAGGAGAGATCTTCGCGCAGAGTCGCGAATCCATAAGTCTGTAGTGTGCCTGCTGTAACGCCCATCGGGGCCCCCTATGCCAGAGGGCATCAGCCCCCTATCTGCGTGTGGGCGACATGATCAGGGTCTTGGCTACGTCCTCGACTGACCCAGTCTTCATCGCCCGGTTATAAACATCCGCTGTCAGGCGCTTGGCGCTTGAGGCGGCAGATCCTTGCGAAGAGCTAGGGCGAAGAACGACCTTACGTGGTGGAGGTGAGGCGTCGCCATTGCCGTTAGCTCTCTGGCGTACCTGGGATTTCTGGTATCGGTTCTGCAGCGCTTCCGCCGCAAGCGATAAGACCAGCATATGCCGGTGATCGATTACGTTCTCGACCTCGGCAC